GCGGCGGGATCGGGCGACGTCGCGCCTAACCCTCCACGCGCTTTCATGAGGCTATTGAAGTGAGGTGTTTGCTTCATGGTGAGGATTCTACTTCACCGCGCGCGGCGGCGGAAGCGCCGGCAGGCCGCCGAGGAACGACGCGAGGTAGTAAAGCAGCCACACGACGACGCAAACGATGATGACGACGCGGATAATCCGCGCAATCGCCGGGTCCATCGGAATCTGCTGGACGGCCCACAGCACCAGCCCGACGATCACCAGGCCGATCACGATCTGAATCAGAACTGCCATTACGGTTTCCTCTTGAGGAATTCGACCGCCGCGCGGTACGCGTCGAGGTAGCCCTCGGCGAGCTGCTTTTCGAGATCGCGCCGCAGTTCCGGCGTCAACCGTTCGTAGCAGCCGTCGCAGAACGTGCGGCCTTTGCGCTTCAGGCGCCCGCAGCGGCACAGCGTCGAGCCGAGTTCGCGAACGGTGAGAACGGCGTCGTCGGTCACGCTACGCAATTCGACGCGAGGCGACCCACGTAGTCGGGTGCTGCGCGTGTTTGCTCAGGTTGCACGGCGGGCAGAGCAATTGCAGGTTCTCTGGCCAATTCGAGCCTCCCAGCGCCAGCGGCATCACGTGGTCGACGTGCATTTTTCCTTTGCCGCTTCGGATAAGAACGCCGCTACACCCGACGCAGATACCGCGCTGAACCTCAAAGAGGCGACGAATGTCATCTGCCGTGTGCTTGCCAGGAGCGGCTTTGCGACGAGCCTTAGTGTTGCGGTTCTGCGTCGATATTGCTTCCGGGTTTAGCTGCCGCCACTTGCGCGCCCTTGCTCGCGATTCCTCTCTATGATTCAGATGCCACTGGCGATTTAGTGCGCTTTCTTTTTCAGCATTGGAGAGTGAATACATGCGTCGGTACGCGAGTCTATCCTCCCGATTTGCCACATATCGCTCGCGCATATTGGTGAGCAGTTTGGCCCTGTTCGCTAGGTGATAGTCGCGCACCAGGGCCGAGCACTTCTCGGGATGCGCTAGACGATAGCGGCGGCTCGCCTCTCGGAGTAACGCGCGTTTTCGTTCCTTCTTCTCTTCCGGGGTAAGCTGTTTAGCAGCCATGCGGTCTGTCCTTTCAGATCGGGTGGTTAGGATCACTCCGGTGCTGATAACACCGGCGTGGTCCGCTCTCCTTATTATCGCGTGAAACCCCTTTAAATGCTAGCGTTTTTCACTGTTCGTGAACGATTTCGTTGCCGTGAACTCCGTAAATTCCCGGCGGTTGGGCGACGGGATTTCCTGAAGGAATCGTCGTGGTATCGGAAGGTCGCTTTGCAATGCCTCCATGCGCACCAAACAACCCGGAAGGGAAGGCGAGAACGCCGCCGGGCTGACCCGGTACGGAGTTGTTCTGCATCATCTGACCGGCGTGGGCGACGGCTTGTTCAATTATTGCCTGTTGAAGTACCTTACTTTGAAGTTGGGCGATATGGGCCATGTAGTGAGTTTCCAGCGCTTTGACCGCCTCCGGGTCGCGATTCGGGTCCGTTAGCGATTCCTGATAGTCGCGGTAGTGGCGTTCCATGTGAAGACGGTCATTGTCAACGGGATGCACGAAGATATTCTCGCCTTCCTGGATGCGGCTCCATTCCTCCATTGGGTTCACGGAAATGTCCGGCGCGGGAGGCTCTGGCACGAGGTCGGCAAAGTTTGGGTCCCCGAGCACTTCGTGCACTTCCTTTGTTATGGCCCACAGCGCGCGCGGATTCTGGACAATTAATTGATTCTGTAAATCCAGTTGGTACCTTGCTAAAGTCTGCTCCTTCCTCGTTTCTTTACTCCACACGCTCGAAGCAAACTTGAGCCGGAAATCATACCTTCCGTCGCGGTCTTCCGACGAGAGTTGGGCCGCGCCGTTGTTGCTTGGGAAGATTCCTTCTGCGTCCGACTCCGTGACCCTGAACCAGGTTTGCTCGCTTGAAAACAGGAATTCAAGTTGCCAGAAATGCTGGAGAATTTTTGCCATGTCCTCGGCCAGGACCTTGGTATCCAAACTGATGCGCACATTTCCTTCCTCAAGCAATTTAACTGTTTGAGTGGCGGTCCTGGGCGCGTTCGGCCTGTCGCTCTGCCGGCCGAGTTGTAAATCGCTGAGACCCGTCAATTTTTCTCCATACGCCAGGACTGTTTGCTCTTTCCACGTCGCCGCCTGGAGGTTCGCCGTTACCGTCAACTCCTTGATGTCGGTCGCGGGATTGTCGAGCGGGATGAACAGGCCCGGTTCCGCTTTGAACGTGTCGGCCGTGACGCCGGACGCCGGTCGGTAGCCGAACATCGGCGTGGCGGCGAACTGCGCGCTTTCGGTCGAGAGGTTGTGGTTGACCTTCAGCTCGTCTTCGAGATCGATCAACATCTCGGCGAGGCCCGGCGACCAGTACGTACCGTCCTTGACCATCGACGACTCGACGAACGGGCGCCGGTGTTTCATCGTCGGATACAAGTCTTCGAGGCTTTGGATGCCGACGACGAGGTTCAGATCGAGCAGGTAGCGCACGACGAATTGCTCGGTCTTCATCTCGCGCCGGTCGAAGTCCCACTCGCCGGCGTCCTTCTTGCCGGATTTGAGCGGGCGCCATTTGCCGTACCACTCCAGCACTGTCAGCCATTCGCCCGACGAGAGCGGGCGTTCGTACATCAGGCCCTCAGCTTCGTCCTTTTCGAGTTCGACCTCCTGGCCCTCCGGTTGGCGTTGGCGGCCGTGCTGGGCGAGGTTCAGGATCGTTTTCCAGTGCTTCGTGATGTTCGAGTAGCGGCCTTCTTCTTCACCTTTGAGGAGATCGTCCGGCGTGATCGTGAGGCGGCGTATCACGAACGAGAAATCCTGGATGCATTTGACTTCCTCGGCGGGCACGATCAGATCGCCAGGCCACAACGGCACGAACCCGGGCCCCTCGTAATCGACGATTTCTTTGCCGGCGACTTCGAACGTCTCGCGGCACCAGGGCGAATACGCGACCGAGCGGCCGAAAACCAGCTTGCGCAGCACGAACTCGCAAAACGGGTTGGTAAGCTGCATCGAATTGAACACGCGCCACGTAAGGTATTTTCCGATCTTGACGTCCTTGCGGTAGTCCGACGGCCCCACGGGCACGGCGACGATTTCGGCGTCGTCGCCGAAAAGCGCGTCCATCTCCTTCGCGAGCTTCGTGAACACATTCCAACGGATGAACGGAACGGGCACGTTCGACGCCGTTTCCTCGCCCTCGCCCGGCACGTCGACCATCGACCGCCAACGCCGGTAGTACGTCGCCCAGCGCCGCAGGCGGCGATGGTGATCCCCAATTGCTGCTCTGAAGTCAGTCAGAACCCTGGTTCCGATGCGATTCACTTCCGCTTCCGGCCAGGTCAGTTGGAAATTATCCTGCTGCGGAGGCGTGCGCGTCGACGCCGGCGGCGGCGGCGCGGCAGCGGGCGGCTGTTGCGGCGGGGAAGGCGCGCCGTTCGGCGGTTGTGGGGTCACGTTTACTGTTTCGACGGCGTAACGGCGTTACAATCGCCGTGTGATACGGTCAGAGCTTAATACCGGCCAGAGTTCGGGGTGCCCAGCTTGTTTGAGCAGTGGAAAGCCCAGGTCCGCATGATCTCAGAAGCGTGCGCCCAGGAGCTACACGAGGAGTGCGAGGCGCTGATCTGCGACTGCAGTTGCCACGAGGGCGAGAGCGACGCCGGCGAGGAACCGCTCGTACCCGCGTTCGAAGAATACCCCGATTAGTGGCTCCAACTTCGGGCGTTCTTCGCGAAGTTCGCCCGTTTTCTCACGGCCGGCGACGACGACGCGAGCGCCGCCTGGAGCTTGCCAGCGGGAATCTTTTGACCTTCAGGGACGCCGAGATCCTTGTGAAGCAGCCCTTTGCGGGAGGGTTTGATTTTGATCGCCATGCGTCGCTATTCGACGCAAAAGGTCTACGTCTTCGGCGCGGCTTCCGGCGTCAGCGGATCGTTCGACGGCAGCGTCGCGCCCGTAGGCGGCGCGCTGGCGAGCGTATGAAGCTCGGCGACGGTCGCCGGCGTGGGGAGCGAGTACTCGAACAGATTCCACCACAGGAGGCCACCCGAGAACATCGCGCCGTTCGCCGCGACGGCCTGCCAGCACGCGCAACTGTACTTGTGGTTGGTGGTCGACATGTCCTTGTACAGATCGTGCGCGTACCAGGTGTGGCCCTCGGGGATGTTGTCTTCGAGCCAGGGCAGCAGTTTTTCCATTGTCGCCGCCGTCGCTAGTTGCTGCGGCGTGAGCCGGTCGACGCTCGCGACCTGCCCGTCGGCGCCGTACGTTACGACCTCGCCGTCTTGAATAAAGTCCGTTGGTTGCGTCATTCATCCTCCCGTCGTACGTATATCACGCAGGGCGCCGACGGGCGCCCCGCGCAATGCGTTTATTTCTTCGGCGTCGGCACCGGCACCCACACCCACACCCAGCCTTTCAGCTCAGCGAAATAGGCGAGCGCCCAGAAGCCCTGGGTCGGCCCTCCCGGTTCACTCGGCGGTTTATTGATGGGATTCGAGATCGAACCCGTCTCGCCGCCCGGCGGAGGCCCCGGAGGAGTAGGCCACACGCTGGGCGGGATCGGGTGTTCGACGTGCGGCGGCGGGATGATGACGCCGCCCTGCGGAGGATTCGGCCAGATCGACGGCGGAATCGGATGCGCCGGAAACGGCGGCGGCCCGCCAGGCGCGATCGGATGCGCCGGGAATCCGGGACCAGGCCATACCTGCGGCGGTGGTCCGCCGGGTGCGATCGGATGCGCGGGCCATCCAGGTACGCCAAAACCGGGGTCAACCGGGAAAGGCGGACCGCCAGGTGCAATCGGGTGCGCCGGCTCGCCGGGCGCAACGACGGGAGTAATCCATGCAAGGAATGAGTTCATACTTGCCCTTTCGACCCGCGCGCGCCGCGGCGTGTTACGGAGGCGTGTCAGCGCGGCGCGCCTCGTTCACCTCGGCGGTAAGCTCGTCGCAGGCTTCGCGCGTTGCCGCGATCAGATCGCGCGCTCTGTCAATATGGCCGCTCTCAGTGAACGCCCGTACGAATGCGCGAATCAATGCCACATAGCCATCTATCAACTTGTCGTCGTTCATCTAATCCTCGTATTCACGCCCCGCCGCTCGACGTCTGGCGCCTGCCCGTATTTACGCACCTCCGGCGCACGCAGCGTCTCGCGTGCGACGGGCCGACTCATACGCTGTATCGCGACGACGGCGAGCGCGAGCGCGATCACGAGATCGTCGTGGCATCCCTTCTGTGCCTTCGCCTTGCCGTCCGGCCAGATCACGAACGTGAGCAGCTCCATGATCGTCATCGGGTCGCGTACCGTGATCGCGCCCTGGCGTATCGCTTCGTCGAGGTAACCGATCAAAAGAGGGCGACTGACACCTGAAGTATCCCAACCTAGTCTGTCACCCCTCGTTTGCGGGTCCTGGTCCGGCGTCACGCTGCGATGGTAGAGCAGCGCCGACGGATAGTCCGCGTTCATCATGGCTTCGAGCATCGAGACGCCGCCGCCGCCGGGATTCCGTTCGCCGCAGAGCTGCGCCATATTGAACCACTGGCAGAGCCGCGCGTTGTAGCGGCCCGTTTCGCCGGGCATCATGCGCGCGTGCAAGACGGCGACCTGCTCGCCGGTATCGCGGTCGAGTACGCACGTCGCCGAGTAATCCGGGTCCGATTGCGAATCGACCGGCGACACGTCGAGCCCCTGCGCGCAATCGGCGCCGGCGGCGTAAAGACGCCCGCGCTCGGGCTTCTTCCACACGCGTAGCGCGCCGAACTCGCGCGGCAGAAAGACGAGACGCTGCTCGATGCCGATCGGATCGAGCACCAGCTCGCCGACGAGCGGATCGCGCTGTACGGGCATCCGCTGGATGTGTGGGACCGAGAACCGATTGCGCGACGACGCCGTAAACGCGTCCTCGGGCGTCGCCGGGTGCTCGCGCCGGAAACGCACCGTGTCGCCCGAAAAATCGTTCACCAGAGTCCACCGACGCCACGCCAACTGTTCGAACGTGAGATTGTAGAGGCCCTGCAGCTCGCGTTCCTCGGCCGTCAGCGAATTCCCGAGCTTCTCCGGATCGTGGACGACCATTCGGTTCAGCGGATGTTCCCACCAGCCGAGGAACAACCCGACCCACTCCGATTCGCTCGCCGGGTCCGTCGCCGCTTGCCACATGCGATGGAACGTGTCACCGATCGTGCGCGCCGTGCCTTCGATAATCGCCGTCGTGTCCGGCGTCTTCGGCACGCCCGACATGATCGACGCGAGCAACTCGGCCGGACGCTCGTAGTAAGGGAACTCGGAAAGGTGCACGTTCGTTAAGCGAAACGAACGCCCGAAGTTCATCGCGCCGGCCGTGCGGACCTGGATGTACGAGCTTTCGGGCTCGCCGGCGTACTCGAACGCGATCTTGTCGCCGCGCGGCCCTTTACTCGGCCCCATGCGAATGACGCCGGCGAACGGCTTGTAAAGGTTAAAGAATCTCTTGTAGATGGTGAAAATATTCTGGGTGCTGACGTCGTCGTGCGCGACGACGGCCGTGTGCACGCCGGCGGCGAACGCCGTCGAGCGGAAGAAGTGTGCCGCCGTGCCCGTCGTCGCTTGGATCCTCCTCGATTTGAGGTAGATGAGCCGGACCGGCACGCCTTTCGCGCGCTGGCGTTTGATCGCGTCGTTCAAGCGGATCTGGCCGGGTCCGAGTTCCATCGGCACGAGGCGCTTGTCTTCGGCCTCGACGACGAGCGACGAACGACAGAAGGATGCGTGATCCCTGAACTCGCGGTAGACGAGATCGAGTTCCGCGCGGGAGAGGGAGTCGAGCGTCATGATAAGAACGCCGCGCCGTTCGCGACGAGGAAGTTACGTAACTTGCGAGCGTTCTCCTCCGAAGCGTTCCGCTTAACTTCGTCATCGAAATAGAGCATCTCGGCGCGGAATTCTTCCCAGCACATTTCTGTCCGCATGAATGCCAGGCACGCGGCGGTCGCTGCCCGCGCCTCGGCGAGCGCCTGTTCGAGTTCGGCGCGCGACATCGTTTCGAGGGTCACTGCTTCGTTTCTCCGAAAAGCACGCGTTCCATCTGCCGTCGCGTCTGTTCCGGATTCTTCATGGCGCAGTCGAAGCAGATTTGCTCTCCGCGCGGGCCATAGGGGCGACAGTCGGTCACCGTCCCGCATAGTTCACAAGTCTTATCCGGCTCCTCTTCGATTACCGCAATATTCCCGGTTCTGAAACTCATCCCGCCCCCAACCCCACGACGAAGACGCCGCCGTCGTATTCGCGCGCCGCGTCGCAGATCGCCGCGGCCGTCGTTTCGATGCGTACGAACTTCGCCTCGGCGTCGAACACGAGGCAGGCGCCCTTGCGCGCGAACGCGTTTTCGCGGCGGACCTTCGCGAGAAGACGTTTGCACTTCGCCAGGCCGACGCGTTTTTCGCGTAGCGCGCGGAGAAGCGCGACTTCGCGCACCTGGTCGCGCGCGTAAACGCGCCAACGCGCCTCGGGGAGCGACGGCCGCAGCGCGTGCCTCGCGCACCACCAGTCGAGTTGGCGCTTGGTCACTCCGGCCGCGCGGCTCATCTCGGCACTCGTCAGGCCGTCGGGCTCGGGCTCGGGCACGGCGAAACGCGTCGCGGCGGCCATCATGACGATCCAGGGGCGACTACCCTCTCCCGCATTTCTTCAAGTAATCGAACCAATTCGGCCTTTGCCTCCTCTTTTCCTCGCCCGGACGAGCCGGTGGGTTCGTCGGTTGCGAGAACCAGAAACAAGAGCAATGCCGCTTCCAGACAGTCGACTCGTTCCTCTATGCCCATCATGCCCCCAGCGCGCCCAACTGGTGCGCGAGAAACTGCTGCGCCTCGCGTATCACGGCGCGCGTCGTCGTCGAGGACGACAGCCCCATGCGGCGCGCGATCTCCCGCGCGGGAACGCCGGCGGCGTGCATCGCGAACGCGCGTGCGTGCGGCCCCGGTTGCAGTTCGAGCAGCCGCACGGCGCAATCGAGCTTATCCGATACCTCGTCGCGCGCGAGTAGTTCGTCCGCAGCCAGCTCGGGCGAGCGAAAGATTTCGAGCGGCATCCATCCGTTGTGCGCGTCCGAGATCGACTGCAGACTCGCATGGCCCGCTTCGCGGAACGTCCGCCGCTTCTGCGAGTCGATCATTTCGCCGCGCACGCGCCAGTACGCGTACGGCGGGAAGGCGCCGCGCCGTGGATCGTACGTGTTCGCCGCCGAGACGAGCCCGACGTAACCCGCTTGTTCCAGTTCCTCCACATCGATGTGGTGGCTGAATAAATGCAGTACGCGCCGCGCGATGCGGCGCACTTCGGGCATCCGTTCGAAGATCGCGCGCTCGCGGTGCCAGCGGCGCCACGCGGCTTTGAGGCCGCCGCAGCGTCCGGCGACGCTAAGCCTTTTCCGCCTAATCTCGTGATTCCATTGGCGCGTCGTGAGAACGTAGCAGTCCCAGAGATCGGCGGGCAGGCTCAAGGCGCCGTCTCCTCGCCCACACGACGGCGGTGGATCGTTACGAACTCGTCCCAAAGCACCTGCCCGTCCGCCGCGCCCGTCGTAGGCGACGCCGAGAGGCCCGCGCGGTTGAGTATCTCGCGAATCGCGGTGATCGCGTGGTGCGGGTCTGTCTTCTTCGAATTGGCGATCTGGATGAGACGGGCGGCCGCGGGATCGGACGCCATGAGCAGACGCATGCGCGCCGCGGCGAGGACCTGCGGCGCGGATCCGCCGTGAACGCGGCAAACGCGGCCGCCGGCGAGCGCACGCGCTTTGCACGGCGTCCCGCGTGAGGTTTTCGCCTTACATTGCACCCGGCCTCCCGAATGTCTTCATGGGTAAGGGGTCTTCATGGGTAAGTCTACGCGGATTATTGCGTTTAGAACAACTCCGCTTGCGCCAAATCGACCGCGGCGCGCGCGCTCCGCGGCACGAGCCACGCCGGATAGGGCGCGTATTCGAGTTCGGGCAAGAGCCAGAGTTGGCCAACGCGTTTCGCGCGATTGCGGCGGTAGACGGCGAGACGAAACACGGCATCATGGCGGTTGTGGCAGGCAGGGCAAAGCAGCGCAGTGCGTGGGCTGCGAGGGTCGTGATCGAGATGCGCGAGGTTCAACCACTTCGCGACGTCGCGCCCGCAGTGCGAGCACGCCGAGCCGTGCGTCGCGATCATCACGAGACGAAACGCGCGCCAGGTCGGCCCGTAGAATTTACGAAACTCGCGGCGTATCGGCATCGGCCTCGGGGCTCGGCGTCGTTTCGGTCTTCTCGACGGGCTCGGCGATCCGGCCACCCGTAAACCGGACTACGAACTCAAAATTGTGGCGTGTTCGGTCCTCCTGTTGAATCCGCATCGTGCCGATCACGAGCGCTCTCCATCCGATGGTTTCGAGGTAGGCGGCGACCGATCGCAGCATAAAGTCCTCTTCCGGTGTCTGTGGCGGGGTGATCGCCCTGTTCATATCCTTGCGCGGCTTGCGGCTCACAACCCCTCCAGATCCGCGCGCCGATACCGCACGCCGCCGCCGTAGGGCATCGTGCGCACGCCGTCGCCTTCCGCGAGCGCTTTGATCGTCGCCGCCGAAAGGCCCGTGATCGCGCACGCGTCCTTCAGCGGGACGTACGTCGTGTGGGTTCGCGGTTCGAACGTGCGCAGCGATTCGCCGAATTGCGTGATTGCGTCGGCGAGGTATTTGTCGCCGTTGGCGCCGTTCGTGGGCGCCGGATGAGCGACGCGAGCGAGCGCGACACCCTTCGGGTCGGGCAGAATCGGGGTATCGAGTACGCGCTTGAGGCGCTCGACGTCGCCGGCGTCGAACTCGGCCTGTTTGCCGTTCGGCCCTTGAACGTAGTGATAGGGCAGGCGCCCGTCGGACATGTACGTGTCGATCGTGCGTTTTGACTTGCCGAGTAGCGCGATTACCTCGTGTTTCGTGAGCGTTTTCGGGGGTTGAGTGGTATTGGACATCGGAACATCATACAGCAATGCAAGGATTTGCACCCGCGAAT